AAAGATTCATCTAGTCTATCATTAGAAGTCTGTTTTTTCTCAGCCTTCTTGTATGGGAATCTAGATTTATAGGGTCTTGTTCCAAAATCATTTCTCATAATTTTCTCCTTATATATTTATATTTGTTTTAACATGCATTGTCCACATTATTTTTACCGTCTATACTGACTGTAAATTAACTGCGGAAGGACCTTTTTGGCCTTGTTCAACATCAAATGTTATTGCATCGCCTTCACGTAATTCTATGTTAGCTGCTTGTGCTGCTGAATTATGTACAAAAACATCTTTTTCTTTGTCATCTCTTGCAATGAAACCATAACCTTTAGTCGAATTAAACCATTTAACTTTTCCGTTTATACTCATTTTTCTCTCCTTTCTTACTTCTTACCATTTCTAAAAATTTGTGTACCCTTTATACCAAAAATACTACCAACTACAAGTATCCATAAAGTCGAAAACCATGTCGGAAGTGACGCAAAATGCTCGAAGAAGATTTTTACTTTCTCCATCGCTGCAGGATTGTCACTGAAGACTCCCCACGCGAGCACTATTATGGGTGCACTTAATATGACTAAAACGAACTCGTCCTTGTAGTCGTTTTGACGGGCTTCTAAAAGTTTACCCTGGTAAGCTTCCTCACCTCGGGCTTGTTTTTGCGCATGTAAATATTGTGCATCCGCCATAGCCATTTTAGACTCTTGACGTTTTTTATAAATGTGACTCGCCGCGTTTAAGCCGAGCTTAAGTGCTCCAAACCACATATTAGAACCAAGTTGCTGTTTGTTTTCTAGCTTTACCTGTTCCTTGAACAGTCACTTTATCACCAGTAGGAATCCTTTGACCAGATCCTCTGATGCTAGATTTTGCTCTCGGATCTTTTATTAGATTCTGAGAAGGAATACCAATCTTTGTCGATTTTCCTAACGGTGCTTGTTTTTTTATTGTCATATTTTTCTCCTAGGTTTGTATATACTATGATTTAGGACCTTTCAAGGTCTTAACATCTCTAGCCTTCATTTTATCCGAAGTCAGTTTAACATCAGCAGATATCAATGATTTCTCAATTGCTGTATCCGCTCTTAAATGAGCTAATTCCTCATCTTGTTCTAATTTTTCTTCAGCGATTTGCTGGCCTTTTAAAAATTTAGTTTTATCAAGATTAATTCTTGCCGCATCCTCTTTTACTTTACGCTCTTCTTCCATAGCCTTAAGATCCACTTCTCTTTGTTTCAATTTAAGTAATGGATCATGATCAAACTGAGAAGTAATTGTTTTTTCTTCTTTCATAAACTCTTCAGTCATATCTGCAACCAATACCGCTTTTCTAGCTTCTATCTTTTGAGAGATTTGTTGAAATTGTTGTTGAATTTGTGGATTCATGGTTGCTTGTTGTTGCATCTGTGGCAACATTTGCATTTCTTCTGCAAATTCTAATTGAACCTGTTCCTGAGCCATTAGAGAAATATGTTCTAATACATTTTTCTCTAAGGCTGCTGTTATACTTGGGTTATTTCTAACAAAGTTAGTGGCCATAAAAAATAAGTGAGCCGTTACATGAGCTCTATGATCTTGACCAGGAAATGCCTGAAAAGGTTTCTGTGCCAAAGCATCAATGTGCTCGATCGCCGGATCTTTAGGTTGATTCGGTGGAGGCGGTGGTAAAATTCTATCAATATCCTTTACACCTATCGCCGTGTACATATTTCTATATGCCATGTACATATTATGCATTTGTGGATTAGTTTGAGCTAATTGTAATTGTGTTTGAGCCATTGAAATTCTTTGAGACATTGAAAATATATTTGGATCAGCCACAGGTAAAATATCTACCTTATCATCAAAATCTGTTTGTTTAACATTTCTTGCTGCACCTACCACGTCATAAGGATATTCGGGTGGTAAGTACGTGGCAAATAGTTTTGCCAGTAATTTAAATTCTTGTTTAAGTGAAACATATAGTCTTTTATGGATTGCTGACATTACCCTTGAGCCACGCTCCAATAGGGCTACGGTCGTACCAACAGCGGCCTGCTGGTTCCCGTCCCCGACCTGCATGTCAGCAATGGACGCGAATCTTTGTCCTGCCTGCACGACAATTCCCATCAATTGCAATAAAGTCTGAGAAGGCTCTTTGTATGGTAAAAATACAAAGGCATCTTTTAAATTTCCTCCTGGTGTATCTACGTCTTTAAATTCTCCAGGTTGTATGTTAGCGGCATCATCTTTTACTCTGACACCTCTCTGTTTAAATCCGGCTGGTAAATTTGAAAGTGTACCAGCATCTAATAACTGACGGAGAGCCGCAGTTGCAGTACGACTCAATCCGCCAATCATATGAATGAGTCCAAGGCCATAAAATCCTAGTCCTGGCAGAAATTTGAAATGGACAAAATATTGGATTTTAAGTTTCTTTGGATCATTGGGCGCGAAGTTCCTTCTTATCGAAAGGACCTTCCGACTACCTTCTTCGATTGTTACGATGTAAGGTAATTTTATTCCGGTTGGTTCTCCGTCGGGACCAACATCTTCGAATCCTTCTAGATCTAGATTAACGTGGCATTCTAGAACTGTATACATAGGTTCGACTCTTTGGGATTTTGTAATTCCTTCTACTTCTCTCTCTTTTTCTTTTAACTCATTGGTAATTGTACCTTGAGGTTTAGCGAGTTCAATATCTGAATAAAATCCTGCGACTTGTTGCTTACGCAAATCATTTTCGGAAATTTTTAATACATGGATGACCGCTTCCGCATCGTCTAATGAGGTAGCCGTATACGGAACAACGAGATCATCTGCAGGAACAAACTTAGAAACAGCTCGTCCCAGTAAATCGTCATAATAAACTTTTTTAAATGTAGAACCTGATAATGGTAAATAAAATAACATTTGATCAAATTCAGGTTCATATTCTTTCATTTGATCCATTAACTGATAGTTCATGAAATTTTTAACTCTTTGCGACTGTTGTTCTTTTATCGGGTTAGATACACCCATGACCATGGTTCTAACAGGTCCATCAGCCGGTAATAATTCTTTATAAGCTAGTGCTTGAAACTGAGTAACAGCTTCAGCTAAAACTGGGTGAGTGGCACCGGATGCTCCTTGGAAAGGTTGAGTTCTATTATCATATTTAAATCCTAAAAGATCTAAACCAACAATATAAGCTCTTTCCCAATCTCCACGGGAAAATTTATATTCTCTGTAATCATTTTGTAATTGATTTCCAATTTTATCAGTAATGTCTTCAGGAAGTAAATCATTTAGATTGGCGAAAGGATCGCCTTCATCAGGCATGTCGACTTGACTAGGGTCAAAATCAATTGTTGCTCCCGCTTCGTCTTCTGTAATTTCTACTGGTCCTTTTCCTAATTCTTCCGCAACATCAACTTCCTCGAAATTTTCTTCAACAATTTCGTCTTCAGGACGTTTAATATTAGGGAGACCTTTATCGATTTCTGCCATTTAAATTCTCCTGTTTCTTCTTATCCTTTTTTGCTACTTTAATCAACCCCTGTGGATTAGGTCCTTTTAAAGGGGGTATCGCGTTCCATTTAACATGCTTCATGTTTTTAACAAGTGTTGAGTTTTCTTTTACCATTTCTTTTTCAAATTCATTATGCCGCCTTCGGCTTTTTCTGTTCTAAAGTTATCTGCGTAATATCTTAACTTATCTTCACCGCTTAAAATACCCCTAATCCTATCATGTGTTGATACAGGTTTTGCTTTTAACCCAGGAGGAAAAGCAGGTTGATATTTAGTAGGAATATCTTCTTTAGTTAGAAATTTTAAATCTTTTTTATATTTTGCAATATTTGGATCTATTGTATAACCCGATGTTTTCAATATTTTATCAAGTTGAGATTTTGTATAATCAGGAAACTTATCTTCCATTTCTCTTTGTCTTCTTTTTTCTCTTTGCTTAACTAATTTCTCCGTATCTCCTGATCCAGATTCTCCATATTCAAGAGCTCTTATACCTTGTATATGTTCTTGTTTTTCTACGGCTGCTTGATAAGAATCTCTATCTAAATCCAATTTATCTTCGAGCGTGTTAATTTCTTCCCAAGTCTTCTCCATTGCTTTAGCATAAGCTTCCGCTTTTTCTGGATACCGTTCTCTCCCTGTTCTAGCTATATTATAGTCATTATATAATTGATTATATTTTTGCCGAGCTGCCATTAAAGCTTTTTCATTATCAATGTATCTTTTTACTGTGCCACGTTCACCAATTACTTTTCCAAACTCTGGATCTTGCATTGGAGGTCGATTATCAACATCTATAAATTCATTTTCCCCTTTAATTTCATAAAGCTCTTTTTCTAAAAGCGGTTCTGCTCCTTCAAATATTCCTGTTTGTCTTTTAGGATCTAACATTTTATAAAAAAACGTTTCTTCCTTAGCTTGATCATGAGTATAACCTTTTCTTCTCGCCCATTCATAAAATGCTCCTTCAAATACAGGTTCCCATTCAGCTCCCCATGCTTTTCCAAACCTTAATGCTCTATTAATTCCCTTTCCTCCAAGCTCTAATATGCTTTTCATATTTTTGCTTTTGTTTATGTTAAATTGTTTAGAACGAGCTTTGTTCCTAACTGTAGGGTTCTCGCTCTGTAAATTTTTATTATGTTCTTGAATTGCATTCTTCATACAATCATCATAACCTCCTGTACCAAAACTAATTCTTCCACCTTCAGCTTTTTTTACTGGACAATCTTTACCAATGCCAGCGTTTTGATAAGTTTTTAAAATTTGTCCAGTAGCTTTTTTATTACCCTTAAAAAATTTTTCAGCCGTCTCCATTGTTGCTTTACCTTCTTGTAATGCTAAAGGTTTAGCTCCAGTTTGAATTACAAAATTCTTATCTTTAGCTATCTTCAAAATATGTTTTTGTGCTTCTGGGGAAAAACTATTAAAGTTTCTAATATATTTTTGAGGGCTTTTAATGTCATTTCCAGTTACCGTAGATTTTATAATTGGAACATCTATTTTATGTTTTTTCATAAAATCTCTGGCTACTTTATTATAAGCTTTTATTTCTTTGGAAGTAGCAGTTCCATCATAGACCTTATTAATTATTTCATTAAAAGGTTTATCAATTTCTGAAGCTTTTAATTGATTTAATTTTGTAGGTAATATTTGTGTTGCCTCTGTGTAGCCAGGTAATTTATCATAACTTGCAGATAAACCAACAGCTTCATCAATAACACTACCTGCAAAATCAGAACCAGCTATTACTTCACTAAGCATTCTTCTTAAACTTAATGTGCTGCCTTTTTTAAAATTTAAAAGATTATCTCTAATATTAAATTTTAATTCACGTATAACTCCATCTTGAAAACCAAATGTGCTTGATCTATCTTCAATACTATCTAATATTTCAAAAACTTGTTTTGCTGAAGGATATTTAAAATCAGGAATTTTTACACCAGCCCTAGTCCCTGTTTTTAATACATCTAAATATTTGGCAATATCCGCTTGAGTATCTTTTAATGCTCTAACAGAATTGGAAGCCCCTTTACCATACAATCTTTCAGCTAACTCCTCTATTGTTGCATCAGGATCTAACATAAACTCTTTATTTAAAAGTTTAACTGCCTTAAATGTAGACTCTACTTTAGTTTTTGCTGAACCTATTGTTGCTTTTGTTTGTCTAAAAGATTTACCATCTATCGTACTAAGATTATTTACTTTATCTTCTCCTATTAAATTTTTAATATCTATAGTATCAAATATTTTTTGATTTATATTTGTAACTGTTTCTCCTTTTAAATATTTGACAATATCTCTTGCTAAAGAATCTAATCCTCCCTTAACTCCGCCTGCTTTACTTGTTCTTGCAAACCATTTGTTAGGAGTTAAATCTTTTTCATTTATAAGATTTAAAAGATTCTGAACATTGTTTGCACCTTTTTTAGTTAAACCAGTGACAGTTGCATCAAATTTATTTTTTCCAAATCTAAAACTATACGGAGTTGTAGAAGTTCTTTGAGCTCTGACTTCATATTTCTGTTGAGTATTTAATTTATTATATTTATTAATACCATATTCTTTAATACGTTTTTGTATATCTTCTGGATAATCTTTAAAGCCTTTATACCCGGGCCGTGATCCGTCAACCGTGTTTCGTACTAACTGACCTGCGGATCCACCTTCAGCAAAATTTTCTTTTGCGTATATTGGTAAAAATTCTCTAAAAGTTATAATTGGATTCCTTTGTCTGCTATTATAATAAGATTTTTTATAATCTTTATAAGCTTTAAATGCAGCTTCCCTTTTTG